CACTATTAGAAGCCCTACCCAATGCAAGAACCCAGTCAGCATCATAAGCAATCTGTCTTGACCACGCTGTTTGTCCAAGGGTGGGCACGGTTTCAAGTTTTGTAACGTCGTCAGGAGTTGCAGACGAAATAGCAATAATTGGCACCTCTTCTGAAATAGCCATAAGTTTAAGTTCACGAGATAAATTCTTCATACGAATAGTTTCATTGTCTGATTTACTGTTAGGGGACATAAGTTGTAGGTAATCAACAATAACGAAATCTGGTCTGTATTGGTCAATCTTACCTCGCAATACTAGTGGGGTAATGTCTCCGCCAGTATCGTTTGAAACAATATGGAACTCTGGTCTGCCCTTAACATTTTTATCATGCCAAGACTTAAGCGTATCTATCTCAACTTGACCAGCACTTAATTTTCTGTGCGACCAAACGCCTTCGCCCATAATTGCAAACGCACGATTGCGAACTTCAACTTCAGACATTTCAAGACTTATGATCATCGGGCTACGACCCTGTTTCCAGGCCTGTACAGCAAAATAGAGAGACAACCATGACTTTCCTATGCCTGGATATGCAAGAAAGACTCCTAACTGCCCTGGCATAATTCCAGAAGGTAAGTAATTATCAAATCCTGGCAAGCCTGTTTTAATTCCAAGCGCACCAGCCTCTTGCTGCTTTTTTAGATTTTCAAAATATGCAACTGCAGAATCTAAATCTGTAACATCAATATCACGAATTGCTGCTGTATTTTTTCTAAGTTCTGCAGTCTTTGTAATAAGAGATTCTAGTGCATCTAAACCCTGTCCACCCTGAACATCCGTAGCAGCAGATCTAATAATATCCTTAAGGCTGTTTGTTAAATATTCTGCTTGCAATTCTTCAAGATGATGTTTGGTAGAGCCCACACTATTGACTGGCTCAAAGTCTCTAAACTTTTCTACAACTAATTCTGTTGGAGGAACGGTGGAATTATGCTCATAATATTTTCTAATAAATTGCCAGACATCTACATGCGTAGTTAAAATACTTTCTATATTAGCCTGAAGCAACACATGTGCTTGCTTATCTTGCAGTACTGCAGAAATTAATTTAGATTCTACATCGTTCATCGAGAAACCTTGTACAATATTACTATCTGTATTACAATTACAATAAAAGTACCAACAGTTCTAATTAATCCCATCTTATGGTTGTGCTCGTCGCACCATCTTTCTAAGCGGTCTCTTTCTTCCATGACCTCCCCCATCTAACCCTAAGCCAAGTTCTCTCATGTATATAATATAAAATAAAATTAATAACATTTGACACAATTGTAAACGATACGGTAAAGGCAATATCCTTCGTGTAATACCAAGCAAGCACAAAGGTGCTAATGACTGCTATAACTCTCCATGTTAAGGCCTTGGTTAATGATCTTGCTTTTGTGCTATTCACTCAGCCACTCCCTAGCCTTTTTTCTACGCTCTGCCCGTTCTTTTGTGTCTTTTATATGTTGTTCTTTTGCTTCCAGTATATCATGTGCCATGTAAGCAAAATTACTCCATGTTGGGTTAGGCACTACTTCAAAATAATACTCAAGTAACTCGTAGCAGGTTTCTAGTCCATATGAGTCAATAATTGCGTTAGCAGACCACTGCTCAACCCATTTGTTATATCTTGGCTTGTGTCCTAGTTTAAACGTGTAGTGCTTGTCAAACCGACTTAACAGAGCCAATCGCTTCTGCTTGTCGGTCATATTAGTTACCTTCTTCTAATTGACCTTCTGCCTCTAAAACCTTTGCTGCTAATTTGTCTTCAACAAACTTATATACACGCTCAAAAGCCTGATCTGTATTTTCGCCATCACGCTTTGAGTCTGTAACACCCAAATCAATTCTTAATGATTGAAAATTTCCAAGGTTGCGTGTATAGCCTAACGCTACTGATACTTTTGTTTCTTCCATTTCATACCCTTCTGTTATATTGATTCTGACCAAATTGGTATAAATCTACCGTCTTCAGTCTTCGTATATGTCAGTATACCATCTCCCATTCGGCGTGTCAACTCAGCCTTTGTTGGTGTGATATCGTTTGTTATTAAATTGTCTTTTCTTGGTCTGCCAATATGATATGTAGCCAGTATATCACGAATATCTTTTACTTGCGACTCAGAATAATAAGATCTTACTTGCCATCCCCGTGCTCCGCCTTTTTGTGATCCAGTTGGAAATGGTATAATTCCACGTTTCATTAGTGATGGCATATATTTTTTATGTCTATTAACAAGATCAGCAGTCTCTCCTACAGTATATGCTCTTTCTCTTTTAGTTTTAAAATCATTAATTAAACAACTTTCTAATCTATCTTTATTAATATTGTATATTGACATAATACCGTTTGATCTGTTATAATGCACAATTCTAACAAGATCTTTATTTAAAAACCAAACTTTTTTATTTCCAGGTATTACAGAGGCGATATTGTACTCTTCGCTCGTTCTATTTCCTTTACGAGTAGCCATCTACCTTCCTCTGACTCAGATGGTGGATGTAAAAAAACTCTTGACCCACACACCAAACAATAGACTTCTAAATGAGAGACTGAGTTGTAAACTCTGTCTATTATCATTTTTCTTGAACATTTTTTGCATCTTATCATTAATTAGGTATGCCGACAATAATTAAATTAACGCCAACATTAACGTCTCCGTTTACATTAAAGTTAACCACTCCATCTACTCTTGATGTTGTTATAGACTTTATAACTACCGTTACATTTTTACCAGCATCTGTTGCACCAATATTTACAGGACTTGCAGTTACTATTGGGGGATATTTAAATTCTGGCTTTAGAGGATAAGAAAAATCTTTTTGACCGCCGACACTTTGGCTTCCTTTAAAAACATCTACATATCCTCCAACAATTCTGGTTTCAGATATTTTAGCGCTTTGTGATGCAGAATAAGGGACATCTACTGTAACATATTTATATATTGCGGGGGATACCTGAACAGACAAATCATTAATAGTACGAACAATCTGATCTATATAAGATACATCTATTGGTTGCCCTGGTTCTGGTGATGGTATTTTTGCCATAGTTTCTCCTAATTAATTATACCAGACTGCCTTCATTTTCAAACAAAATGGCATCTGCGAATCTTTCTAATGGAATTGTTTTGGTTTGAACAGCAAGATGAATATATGTTTTTGATGCATCATAAACTATTGAATAGTTGGTTTGTGATGTTTTTGTATAATACTGCCATGCGCCGTTATTCCATTTTACATAAATAAAATATTCATTCATATTATCTTGTGGTGCCCAGGCTACATTAATAACCTTATTTGCTTTATCAATAATTATACTGTTTAAAATTTCTGATGGCGTGTCTTCTGCAATAATCTTATATGCAGGGGACCAGTGCGATGTTCTGTTTTTGTCTTCTGATATAAACCTATATCTTAAAACATACTGCCTATTTTCTCCAAAGAATCCAGGAAGTTTAGACTTAGGAATAATAATTTTTTTAATACCTTGATCTGGGCTTGGCATTATTGCACGTCCATAGCAAATCTAAACTCAATGTAGTTGCTTGTATTTGCTGCCTTTACAATAGTTTCTGCATTTGTATTTTTTAAAACTGTATATCCCGTTAAACCATATATTGGGTTGGTAGTTGATATATTTTCAAATCTTACTGCGTCTAGTCCTACATAAAAATTATTTGACGGAGATTGATTTTTAATAACGGTTGAATATATTTTTACAATGCTAACATTGTTCCACGTGAAACCAGCAGTCTTGTACAATTGTTGCAATTGTTTTGTTACTACATGATATCTATTTGTTGAAAAATTATGGTCTGCTGCTTTCATTATGACTTCAAATCTAGCAGACTCTCCAATTCCAGCCGTGTCGGTTTCTGCAAATTCTAATAATATTCTTACTTCGTCGGGAACAATAGACGAATCTGGATCTTTATTAATAATACTAAATGCCAATTTAATTTGATCTGTCGGAGCGTTTTGATTAAAATCTAGTGATGTCCCCAATAGGTGTATGTGATTTGAGTCAGCACCTATTGTTAAGTGCTCTCCAGAAACAGAAAGATTTGCAGAATCTCCTCTAAGCATAACTATATTATTATAAAATCTTGCTCTTTCATGCCTAGACACTCTGTTTGGACTAGTAAATAATCTGTTATCTGAGTTAGTCTGAAATGCAGCATAAGTTTGATTTACAACATTGTCATTATTGCTTCCGTCCAAGGGTGTGTAAACTACGGGTAACGCTGTTGCAGAAGTTTGATCGTGGTATTCCCAATTTTCATTAACAGTAAAAGCAAATAAGGATCGGCTATCATATGCTCCCGCAGATGGGTTTGCTCCTGCTGAATAAACACCCACCTCAGATATTTCGTATCGTTCATCAGTTGGAAGTTCTGCTGTTAAAACAATCTTACTAATTCCACCTTCAGTAACATATCCTCTAGAAGTAACTGGAACTCTAAACATTTCAAAATCTAACGACTCTTTGGCTGAGTAATTTCCAAAAGACTGATTAGTTGCAAGTGGCTTTGCCCCACAGCCAATGGCGATATACGAGGCATACGAGGGAGCCTGACCTATCAAATATTTGGCAAGTATGCCTTTTCCTATATTAGTAATCATAATTACACCCCATATATTGTATCATCTAATACCACCCCGTTAGAAACTATTGATACCTCTACCTGCTCATCCCGTCCCAAGTTTACAACGTTTATAACTAAGTTTCCAGTTTCTGAATCTATGTAGACAATAGAGCAGTCTGGCCCAGTTCCGCATATTGGAATTTTGGTAGAGAAGTTAATTGGAAATTTTCTAAAGTAGTTATAATCTGTATCTTGTAAAGATAAAATATTTTGAGGATTATACTGAAGATATAAACTAGTTAAATTTTTAATAGGTTGATAATTAAGATTTTGCCCATTAATAATATCTGTTCTAATTATATTAATCAATTCTTGCCCTCCGATATTTTCAAATATCAGATCTGTCATTATTTCTATAGGGGTTGTTTCATCATCAAATAAAATAATATCTGGAGTGGCAGATTTAACAGAGCCATCTTTTGTAGTTGCAGGAATAACAGATGGCAAATTTGGAGTTGA